TTCTGATTCATTCATTTTTGAGATCGGCTTTCCAATAATTAAAACTTTCTTTTCTTCTATAGGTTCTTCTTTACTGTCGCAATCTTCACACCAATACATAAAGCCACCACCAATTCCAAAGGGTCTTACAGTATCTCCAATGCCTAAAGGCTTTTCGCAGACCTGACAAACTTCGCCTTGATCTTTTAACTCTTGTAGATCAAATTCTTTATTCATTATTCTCCCTTAAAACGCTCTGATTATGTAACTTGAATAATCTTTGTAACCCTTGTTAAAATCCCATTTTTTAAACTCTATAATTTCTGTTTGTTCTTCTATTTCTTCAAAAGTTTCAAAACTAGAATAATCATTTAATAATTCTTTTTTGGTTTCATACTCTGAATAATCGCAACATATAGCAATTACATCAAATTCAATTTCTTCACCTGTTGAGTTTTCGTATTCTTCCAAGTGTTCAAACAATACCTTTAAACCATCATAACTGAAATTATTAGGTCTAATTTTTTTGAATGTATCTATAAACATTGATTCTGTTACTATGTCTATCATTTTATCTCCTGATCGTTATTTTCTAGATCTGAATCATTATTTATTATGTCATCAAAGATCGTAAAATTCGGATTTATGATCTTGATGTTTTCTAAGTGTAATTTACCCTGTAATGTCATTTTCTCTCCTTACTGAAAAAATCTTTCTGTTTTGGTTTTTCTTTGATCGGCTCTTGAAATAGATATTCATTTTTAACATGAAACCTTTGAAATTCATCATTTCTGACACCATCAAAACCTTTCTGAATACCGATCATCTTCTCCTTACCAATTTCCAGGAATGAATAATTCTGATCATTCTGACTTTTGGCTTTTTTACCTTGCATAAGTTTCCCCCTTATAGCTCTATTTGGTAATTATTAGTTTGTTAATTTAAACCTTAACAGAACCAAATTAATTAAACAACTAGGATAACCAATAAACAGCTGTTTAGTTTAATATTTTAATTATCTAAAAATACAGCAATAGCTCGAATAAAAATTTGAATCTGAATAATGCTATAATAATTAAGAAAATAAAAATTGATACTAAACTATGGTAAACACTTAAATCATGGCTCTACGGCTAACCAGGAACTTCAAAAAATAAGAAAATGACAAAAAAAACAACAAAAACCACAAAATCGGATATTAAATTAATATCTAATAATAATAATAGTATTATTAATAATAAGATAATAGGACACCCAAATAAACCTAATAATATTAATATAAGAATATTATTAAAATACTTTAAACAATTACTATTAATAGGTAATATTAATGTTTCCCTTGATGTTTCAAAAATTGGAAGAAGAAAAGGTAATGAATGGATCAAAAGAGGAAAGATAGCTACAGAAAACAACATTCTTAATGATGAATTTTATGTTAAGTTTTACGAGCTGACCGCACACACGCGAGGTCGATGGATTAGCAAAACTATCCAACGTCTACAAAAATCTAACCATAAAGGATCTGCCAACTCATTACAGTATTTATTGGAGCAACAAGCACCGGAAGATTTTAAACGATTGGTTCAAGACTCTAGCGACTCAAACGCTACTCAGTTAATATTTGCCTTGCAAAATACGACTAGATCACTTCCTGGAAAAATAGAAGATCAAAAATCAATTCCTGGAAATAAATAAAAAATTCCAGGTTTCAGATCAAAAATCAATTCCTGGAAATAAAGTATAGCTACTGATCAAAAAATAGATCTAAAACATCAAAAAAAAGTATTAATTTACCTGGATTTCTGTTAAAATATAGTAAATAACAAACTATAAAAGGGAGTCAAAAAATGACTAAAAAACATTTTATAAAAATGGCTGAAATGCTAAAAAAACAAAGGTTAAATATTCAACATTTATCTAATGATGAAGAATTTGGGTTCGGGATTGTTTACACAACAATAGACGAAATCGAACAAGAATTAATTAATATCTTTGTAGAAGAAAATTCAAGATTCGATATTGAGAGATTCAAAAAAGCAAGTCAGCCAACAGAAAAAGAAATATCAGATCGAGAAATTGTACACCATATAGAAATCTAAATAATCAATAATCAGATTAAGCCTAGAGATTAATTTTTCTAGGCTTTTTCTTTTGCCAAAATTCCGACGCACCCTGCACCCTGCACCCTGCACCCTGCACCCTGCACCCTGCACCCTGCACCCCAAAAATCCGACACCTTGAAAATCGCACACCAAACAAGAATAAGAAGTAATGATAATGGATAATGGATAATGGAGATGATAGATAATAGGTGATAGATAGGGTTATAGGAGAGATAATTGTAATAGGTGATAGGGTATGGTTTAGGAGAAAAAGATAGGATAGGGGAGAGTACTATTCCACAGATTTAAAATCTCATATACAATATATTTTATGGACACACCTATTAGGGATAAGTTATTAGCTCAGATGTCGTTAAAGCCTACTGGGGCGCAGTTAAAGATATTAGATGATGTTGCTCGTTACAAGTTAGTGGCAGGAGGAGTAAGGGGAGGTAAGAGTAGGTTAGCTGGTGCTTATTTGGTTCTTAAGATTTTAGAGAGTATAGCTGATAAGACTGCAAAGCCAGGTGATATATATTGGTTGGTGGCTGCAGATTATGAGCGTACTAGGGCTGAATTTAATTATATTGGTAGTGATTTAGCTAGTTTAGGTTTATTAGGGGAGATGACTAAGCCTATTAATCCTGGTGTAATAAGGTTAAATGTATGTGTATGTGGTGAGGGTAGGTGTTCACATGAGAAGATTGCTATAAAGACTAAGTCGGCTAGTGATTTTAAGAGTTTAGCGATGGAGGCTCCTAGGGGTATAGTGGCGTGTGAGGCATCTCAGTTGGATTTAGAGAGTTTTTGGAGGTTGGAGGAGAGGTTAGTGGAGGCTAGGGGTTGGTTGATGTTAGAGGGAACTTTTGAGAGTAGTTTAGGTTGGTATCCAGAGAAATATATACATTGGTCCTCTCCTGCTGTCCAGAATGCAGAGAACGTTAAGAGCTTTTCACTCCCAACATGGACAAATACGGAACTATTCCCTGGTGGCAGGGAGGATCCAGAGATAATTAAGTTAGAGAATACGCATAGTGAGTCTTGGTTTATGGAGAGGTTTGCTGGTGTGCCTAGTCCACCGAAGGGAAGGGTGCATGAGATGTTTAGGAATGAGGTTCATATTCAGGATATTGATTTTGTGGAGGGTGTTCCTGTATATGTTTGGGTAGATCCTGGTTATTCGAGGGCTACGGAGAGTGCGTATGCTGTTGAGTTTGCACAGATTATAGATGGGCAGATAAGAGTATTTGATGAAATTTACGAGCAGGAGAAGATTGGAGCTGAGATTGTTCAGATAGCTATGACTAGAGGTTGGTGGAATAAATGTGATAAGTTTGGAGCGATTGATCAGGCTGGATCTCAGCATCAGGCCATGCACAGTCAGGTTGAAGTATGGCAACAGGAGTCAGGTTTGTATCTACACCCAACTTATGTAAGAATTATAGAAGGCGTTGAAAGATTTAATACCTTTTTAAAAATTGATCCGATTATGAAAGAACCTAAAATTATTTTTTCACCAGATTGTAAAGGCGTGATAAGTGAGTTAGGTGGAGGACCGAATCCATTTAACGGACAGACAAAAGTTTACTCCTGGGCAACAGATAGAGAAGGGAATGTACTAGGCACAACGCCAAGAGATAGGTATAATCACGCTGTAAAGGCAATAACATACGGATTAATACATGAATTTGGACACGCAAGGGAAGCAAGTTCGTATAGTCCTAGAGAACCATCAATATCATACTGGTAAATTATGACAACAGAAAAAAGACTTACAGCTAAACAAATTGAACAACTCGTAACTGAAGAAAAAGAAAAACCTCAGTATCTTAAATTAAGAGAAAGGTGGGAACTAGACTACAGTTATTACACTCTTGAAGAATATGATGCTGGAGAAGGATATCAAAGTTACACAAGTAATAAACCTAGAACAACTGCTGATAAAATAATCAGCTATCTTACTGAAGCAGCGATGACTGTACGGACTAGATATGATAAGAATGATCCAGAAAGCGCAGAGTCTGGAACAACCTTAGAAAAATTCATTCGTGGATGTATCCGTATGGGGGATGACAGATTAGCCTCTACGTTATCCCCAACGCTGCAAGACCAATTAGCATGGTATATTGCTATTCGAGGATGGTATTGTGGCAGAGCTATGTTCAATAAACAGGATAACGGCTCAATTAAATGCGAAATAGAACCTTTTGATCCTCTAAATGCAACATGGAAGTTTGATAATAACGGACTTAAATGGATTGCAAAATCACATTCAAGAACCCCAGAATTTATTCAGGATACTTACGGAGTAAATATGGAATTTTCTTCAGGTGACCACGAATCTGGCGTAGATGTACACGAATATATAGATAGATTTACGAGAAGCGTAGTCGCAAATGGAAGATATCTTGTAAAACCACAGAAACATGAAAATAAAAACTTAAACGGAGATCCTATTGTGCCTGCATTTATCGGATATGTAGGTCCACAACCATTTGTTCAGGGAAATTACTCTGGAGATAACGTATGGGGAGATGTAGGAGAAAGTGTTTTTGCACATATTAGGAGTTTGATCGATACGCAAAATAAATCAATGTCTGATTGGCAAACTTTAGTTAGACGAGCTGTAAAACACCCAATGATTTTAAGAAGTAGAGATGGAAACCTTAGACTTATGGATGATCCTTACAGGGAAGGCGCAAATATATCATTAAAAGAAGGTGAAAACTTAGAATTAGCACCTGAAATGAAACTTGTAGCTGATGCTGGAGCATACATAGGTACTGTTAACAGCGAATTACAACAGGGAACTGTTCCTGATATCGTATTTGGAGATATTCAATTCCAATTATCTGGTCATGCAGCAAATATTTTAAGAGCAGGAGCGCAACATCAGGTATCTCACAGAATGAAAGCACTAGGAAATGCAATGACACAGATTGCAAGTATTTTAAGATATCAATATCAAGGTGGTAGATTTGGAAAATTACAGTTTGATGGATTGATGGGAGAAACACAAACGTATTTTGATGAAGAAATAGATCCTAAAGATTTAGAAAAAGCAGGAAACCTAGAAGTTATGTTTAAAAATTCACTAGGAATGGAAGATCCACAAAGATTCTCAACTGCACAAATGCTTAGAGAAGGACCTGTTCCACTAGCTCCTGATACATATATTTGGAATGAAATACTAGATGTAGAAGATCCTGATAAATGGAAGAAGGAAATTTTTGCACAACAAGGCTCCAGGTCTGAGCCTAAATCTATCGCTTACAATATGTGGGAAGGCCTGCTTGAAAACCAAAGACCAGTTGAAGCACAATTTTATTTAGATCAGCTAAAAAGACAATATACTAATGAACAACGTGAAGAATATATACAAAAACTACAGTTTCAACAGGCAATAATGCAACTTCAACAACAACAAATGATGGCAGCACAAGGTCAACCACAACAAGGTCAACCACAACAAGGTGCGCCACCACAAAACCCAAACCCTAGCATGAGAAATAACAACGGAGTTGTAAGTGGAGCAGAAAGTGGGTATGATTTATTTAGGAGATCGCCTCCTCCAAACAACACGAGAGCGCCTGGAGAGCCAAGACCAGGAGCAAGGGGATAAATATGCCTTTATATAAAATACAACTAGGAAAAGGAAAAGCACAAACAGTTGATGCTGCAAATAGAGTTGAAGCTATTAGAATAGCAGATAGATTAGCAGCACAGGAAGAAACGTATGTTGCATCTGTCGAATCAACAGGTGAACAAGGCGAAGTCGCTGCTACACCTTTTGTAGCAGATGAAGATTCATTTAGACCAACACCAGTTATGCCATACAGCGAAGGTTTACCTTTTAGGTCTACTGTATTAGACGAAGAAGGAAATTTAAGAAAAGAGTTTGAAGAACGTATGGGAGGAGAAGGATTGAGAGCAGGTGAACAAATATCACAATCTCCTTTTTTAGACACAACAGCTTCTTTTACTCCAACAGCAGGATTAATTCCAGGGGCAACAGGCCCAGCAGGTGGATCAGAGTTAACGAAAGAGCAAATAGCTTTACAAAGGCTAGGAATGGATGAAGCCCCACCAGGAGCGCTTCCCACAGGATCAATAGAACCATTAGGCACTGTACCTTTAGGTGAACTTGATCCTTATGCGTTATTTGTAAAAGCTTTAGGAATGGAAGATAGACCAATAACAGATCCTTACAGAAGGTACATGGGATCGCAATATATGGGATTTCTTAATCCTTTTAGGTTTCAAGCTCTTTTAGGTAATAGGGTAGGCGCAGGAGGACTGTTTAATGAAGGATCACAGGCACCAGGATTTGCAGATTATTTATCTGTTGTACAAAATCCTATGCAGGCTAGACAAAACGCAGCAGATTTATTTGCAAGATCTGTGCAAGGTGGATTTGGAGCTGGAACTGCAGCGCAAGAGCTTCTTGGAAATTTAATAGGTAGTCAAGGACAATTTAGTCCATTCGGAGCATTAGAAGATAATCAACGAAATGTACTTAATGCTTTTGGAAGTTTAGGTCAACAAGCGTTACAAAATAGAATAGGAAGTGCAGCAATGAATTTATTTGGGAGATCATTGCCTAGTGCAGAGGATGTTTATACAGATTACTTTACAAGATCGCAAGCAGGTCAAGATGTAGCACCAACATTTGGACAAGCGCTACAAAGGGCTTATGGTCTAGGAGTTTAATTTATGGCTATGCCAAGTTTTGCAGAAAACTATCCTAATCAGTTTTTAGAACCTAGGTTTCAAAATCCTTTTTTAGATTATCTTGAAGCAACTCCAGAAGGACAATTTGGAATATTTCAATCTATAGCTCAACCTTTTGCTACTGAAAAACGTAAAAGAGAAACAATATCCAACGTATTTCAACAGGCAAGAAACGAATTTTTAGGAGAACTTGCAAGCGCTGCAAGGCAAGGTGAAACACCATCTCTTACTTTTTCAGAATTTTTAGAAAAATTTCCAGTATCACAAAGAATAGAACAACAAGCAGGATCGCCTTACACAAGATCATTAGCTCCTCCAACAAGATTTTTATACGGATTTTAGGAGGCTCTTATGGTAATGCGTAAGTTATACCAATTAGATAAAGGCATTGATGCAAGTATAAAAAAATTTGCAAATGAAATGTACCCAGGATCGCCTTACAGCTTCCTTACCAATTTCCTTACTGGAGAAGGGTTTCAAAGTTACCAACAAGAAAAAAGAAAAAAGGAGAGCAGAGAACAAAAAGTTCCTCAATCAGGAGGACCACAACCTTATTATTACGGAACACCAACACCAAGAGGTACTCCTTTACCTGGATCTGCTCCTCCTGAAGAAGGAATATGGAGAAAATGGTTATTTGACGAAGCGTTACCAGGAATAGGAAAAAATTTATTAAAAGTAGGTACTGCTGTCACAAGTCCAGATATATATAATTTACAATTATCAAAATCTGATCCCCTTGCTAAAGGAAAGCCTTTTAAAGAAATGGTACAACCTGCTGCTACACAAAAAACAAGAGATGACTTGTGGAATCAGGAATTACAAAATATTGCTAGAGGTCAACGAACAGTCCTTCCAGAAAGTTCGTATGAATGGCAGCTACCCTGGATGGAAGATAAAGGAATTGAAAGTTCAGTAGGAAAAGCATTATTTGATACTGCAACTGGAGTTACACCATTTGATGTAGCATTACCAGCAGGTTTTGCATCTAAAGTATTCCCTTGGGCAGTTAAAGGTTTAGCAGCAAAGTCAGCCTCGGCAACTAACTGGGGTAAAAAAATATTTTACGGAGCTCTACCAGCTATAGTAGAACCTCTATCCAGAAGTACAAGTTTTGCAGATAGATTCGCAGCAGAACTAGCTTTCGATCAAGCTATTAAGGCATCTACTGAGGCAGGTGGAATAGGGTTTGGATTAACAGCTCCTACAGTTTCTAATATGATTCTTCGTTCAGGAGGCAGGGCAATCACTAATATTGGAAAGAAAGGGTTGCATAATATTCCTACACTTGATGATTATTTAAAAAACCCAGAGGCAGTCAATCAAATTAGACCAACAAGAATAATCCCTGGTCGAAATGTTCCAACAATAGCAGGTGGAGCAACAAACCCAAAACCAACAGAATTTTATGGTAGAGATACAAGCGCACCAACTTCAGGCACCTCTAACGATCCAAGATTTTTAACAAATGGGGAGTTCCAAAGATTAAACTTTAAAATTAAATTAATGGATGCAAACGATATAACTACATCTAATGATCCGTACAGTCCAACATTTGCAAAAGATCCAAAATATCCAACAGTAAAACAGCCAAGAGATAGGTTTGGAGATCCTTTAACATCAGCAGAAGAAAAGAAAAGTTTAATTGATATGGCTAAAAATTTAAGAGTTGATGAACTTATTGACGATACATCAAGAATGGATAGTGGTTTGCCTATTATTGGTCAAGGTCACGTTGAAAGTGGAAATAAACGTATGATGGCAATAAAACTGGCTAGAAAAGATTACCCTGAAGTTTACAAAGAATATATAAAAGTATTAAGGAATAGGCTTGAAGAATATGGAATACCTAGAACAGAATTAGATCAATTTGATTTAACAGAGCAAATGCCTGTGTTGGTAAGGGAAAGACAGACAATATTACCAGATGATGCTCATTTGCCTATAGCAGAAAGAACAGTAAGGAAATATGTTATAGATGCAAATAAATCAGGATTAGAAGAATTTTCTGTATTTGAAGAAGCAGGACAGTTAGCTGAAGCATGGAGTGACGATCTTCTAACTAGGATAATTCCAGTAGGAAAAAATATAAGAACAACTTTACAAGCAAGCTCTAACGCAGAAGTTGTAAATGCTTTTAGAAGTTTTGTTAAAGGAAACCCTAATGTAAAAAATTGGTTTAGAGGTGGTAAGTTAACAGAATTAGGAACTGACAAACTTACGCAAGGCTTAAGAGTAAAAATATTTGGACAAGACAATGCAGAATATTTAATTCAAAATATTGATGTAGTTCCTGACAATCAAACTAGATTATTGTTTAATGCTATAGATGAAGCTTTAGCACCATTAGCAGTAATTAAAGGTAAAACTAATAAATTTACTGAAGCAACTGATTACGATATATCAAACGAAATTATTTCAGCTATAAAAAGATTTAGGACTATAAAAGATGAAACTGCACGACACAATGCAAGTTTAATAAAAGGTCAAACATCAAAAAGCCTTAAAACAGCAGTTGATGAATACTTGCAGCAAGGTCAAATGTTTGCTGAGTTTAAATCTGATGAAATTGAAACATTACTTTTAACTTTATTTAATGGTATAGGAAGAAAATCAGCAACATCAAAACAACTATCAAGCGTGTTTAGCAAGTACGAACAACTTGTTGAACAAAACCTTGGCCAAGCATCTATGATGCCAGTAACTAAATTACAGATTCTTGAACAAGCAATAAGAAGTGCTGCTCCAGAAGGAACAGAGCTTGTTACAGATAATGTAGGTAGAGTGGTTACAGCATTAGATGAGGAAGTTAAAGGGATAGATCCGAAAGTAGAAACTAAAAGCGTAGATGATACTACTTTTGATAAAGATGCAGACAACCCATTACCTAAAAAGAAGCACGAAGAAATTAAAAAACAAATTAAAGAAGATGGTGGATATGAAGAAGGAGAAGATCTTGCGTTTGGTAATGATGGAACAGAATCTGACATGAACCCACCTGGAGATAGAACTCCTGTAACCAAACAAAACCCTGAGATGCCTCTTATAAGATCGACAGGTACCCAAACTCGTTTTTCTAGTGGAGATGATGCTATAAAAATGACAACAAGAGGTAGGGCAAGACACAACGAAAGGCCACTAGAACAAGTAGTACAAAAAGAACCTATTGTTATAGATCCTGATATAAATAATGCTGATGATGCACCTAAAGTTGTTCCATCTCCTATGTTTAAGCAACTTTTAGGTGATGGCACAATAAACATTGGGTATAATGCAAAACAAAAAATTGTTAATAATCTATATTCATTTGTGCGCTCACTCAGAATAAAACCTGAACTTTTAAATATAAAGCATAAAGAAGGAAATCTTATAGAGGGAATGATTGATTTTTGGGAAAGCAAAACAAGGATTGCTGAAACACAAGCTACTAGAATCGGAGAAGTTGTAGAAGCCAGATTAAATGCTGTATTTAAGGTTAATAAAAATGGAACTGTAGACAACGTGCATCTTATTGAAAAATCTTTAACTGACAACAAAGGCAATATTGTTTTAAAAAATGGAAAAGAAATTATTAAAAAATTCAAACCTACTCTTACTGACATAGCGGCAAGGTGGCCTGAGTATGTAGGAGAATTGTCTGAAAAACAGGTCAAGGCAATGGAATCAGTTCAAGATGAAGTTTTACCTGTTAGTCAGTTATGGAGTGAACTAGAAGAAGTTGCTGAAAAATATGGTATATCCAATTACAAGGATGCAATAACTATAAGAGCTGACATTATGGAGGGAGGATTTTATTTACCAAGAGGTGGTGAAATAGGTGATGGAACTCTTGATATAGGCAGAGTAATAAAGAAAAGATCTAAGCCTTGGAATAAAACTGCTAAGTTTGATAGTCAGGGAGAAGGCATAGATAACGGAATTGAATACGATTCTCTTAAAGATTCTATTCAAAAATTAACTAGAAGTGTTTTAAATCAACACATTAATATTGTGCTTTCAACAGCATCTAAAAATTTTAGGGATGCAAGTGGAGAACCTGTATGGAGAACATTAAATGATCTTGTTGAAATGGAAAACCCTGGATTAAAAGTAAAGTTAGATGGCATTAAAAAAGAATGGAGCAGGCTTACAGGGTTAAGAAATATGCTTGAAGTAAGAACACAAGATGTTGGTGATACACTATTAGATGAACATAGTGGAAATTTAGATAGAATTTTTGAAATACTTACCAAAAAATTATATGTGGTTAAAGCTGGACCAAATAAAAATTACACAAAAAAACAAATAGAAAATGCTTTAAGTGATTTATTAAAACAATTAAGTCCAGTCAGGCAAGAATTTAATTCAGCATTAAAAAGACTTGATAAGCAAGGTTACGAAGGTTATAGAAAATTAAGTGATTTAGGATTCAAAGAATTATCTAATATGTATTTAGATGAAACAGCTGCTAAATCTTTTCTTAATTTTTTTGATGATCTTAGTTCTACTCAAAAAAATGGTGTTTTACAATTTATGCAAACATTTAATGCTGCTTATTTGATGACCAAATCAACTGTTGACTTTTCTGGTCCTGGTATTCAGGGAAGCGTTGGTATGTGGACAAATCCTAAAGTTTGGGGAAAGGCAACTTTAGCAAACTTTAAAGCGTTTGTAGATCCAAAAACATTAGGTAAAAGACTTGTTGAATTTGATAACCAAGCTGCAAAAACAGGCAGACCAACTGTAAGAGAAGCTGTAATTGAAGGATTAGTAATAAATCGAAACATTTCTGAAATTCAAATGGGTGTCGGTAATTCAATTAGAATGAAAAAAGTATTAGATAAATTAGGAGGCATGACTCCACTTTCTTTTAACAGAGCTTTTACAGATTTTGGAAATGTATACAGGTTAGGAGAATTTGATAGTTTGGTTGAAGAAGCTGTAGCTAGAGGCAGAACAATAGAAGATATGCGTGCAGACGGAACTTTAAAAACTTTTGCTGAAATAGCAAATAAACTTAGTGGAACAATGAATTTAAGCAGAAGGTATAGGAATTTTACAGATATAGCAGCAGCAACTTTATTTGCACAAAGATACTATATGGTCAGAGCTAGAAATATGTATAAAGCTATAAAAGGAACAGCAAATCCTTTTACAAAAGACTTAGAATCAAAAATTATGGCTAGAAGATATCAAAAATTCTTCGCTTACACAACAACAGTTACTTATCTTATTAATTCAGCACAGGGGGAGGAAACAGATTTTTCACCTATAGTTAGAGATCCAGTAACAAAAAAGTGGAGAAAAAATGGTAACTTTATGGCACTTCACATACCTTTTTCTGATAAACAATGGTCTTTAATGGGTTCTGTAATAAATATACCTGGTCACATATTTAGCTTTGTGGCTGGCACAGCTAATGCAATACAAAATAAAAGCCCTAAGAGAGCTTTAGACCAATTGATGGGTACAGGAAGAAGTGTAGGTTCAGGTATGATTAAATTAATGAATGAAGAATGGAATGGAACGCCTATATGGGATAAAAGAGATTGGACAGAAGGTAGAAGCGAACAAGTTTTAGTTGATATACTTATGTATTTAGGGGATGCGTTTTCTCCATTTTCATTTGAGGCTATTGCAGAAGTAACGGAAGATGGAGTTAAAAATGCTAAAGAATTTCTTGAATCAGAAAAGAAAGTTATGGATTTGGGAGTGTTAGTTAGAGATTATGGAGTTGACACAGCAGAAGCAGTAGCTGAATTTGGTGGACAGGTTACTTCAGATCAAAGTTATACAGATATATTAATACAAGAAACCAGAAAAAGAGGCATAGACTTTACAAGGCTAGAACCACATCAGAAAAAAGATTTTAAAGAAATTGTTCAAGAAAAATATGCTAAAGAAAAACGAGGATTAGTTAGAGCAGTAGGACAATTATTTGGTAGGTCAACTGAAGCATTAGGCACTCCACATCAAAGATTACAAGAGCAAAGAATATTTAAACAGCGAGAATACCTTGAACGACTAAAGCGTGGCTATGGAAAAGGTGGCATAAATGATACTTATGGACCAAAACAATTTGCTAGAGATGTAAGAAATGCAGATGCTGATTACTACACTAAGCGCCAAGGTCAAATTGAAAAAGACGGAGATCCTTATGTAGACGAACATTCTTACGAAGAATCTAGCGAAAACATAATTGCATCAGAACAATACTACGATATGATGGAAGTTTATTATGATAAAGAACTTGAAGAAACCGATCCTGCAAGATTTGAATTGCAAGACAAATTATTTTTAGGGCAAGAAGTTGAATTAAAAGATGGAAGCGTTATTGGTAATTGGACACCTGAACAGATTGAATATGTATCAAGAAACATAAATGACCTTTATTACGAACCTGAAGTTTTAGAAAAAATGATGCAATATGGTCAAATGGGAGTTTACCCACTTAAATATTGGCATAAAGACAGAAAAAAATCTGAAGATGCACGAAAAAGATTTAAAAACGCAGGTAGCCCTGGAAGTGCATTAGATCCAAACGCAGTATTTTTGTGGGATTCAAGAACATTTAACTTACGAGTGCAGGTTCCAGAAAAAGTCCAAGAAAAAGTCCAAGCCTACTTACCATTTATTAATTATCTAAATGAAAATGCAGAAATCCCACCTACTCCAACACCTAGACTTACTCCAGTTCCTGTAGGTGCAGATGCTCCATCAACAGATGCTATTATGCCTTGGCCTACGCCTTCAGCTATAGGTACAAAGCCTGGATGGAGTCCACGATAAAAGGTTTAACTTGAATTATTGACAAAATCTTCCAACTACATTTAGGATTATACAAACGACATATTTGTCGTATAATTTTAGTACAGGAGAAAAATGACAACTGAAAGAACTTCTTCAGACGCTGTCACTCAGGAGCCTCAACAACAGGAACCAGATCTTCTTACCGATAACACTACAGAAGAACAATTACAAACTGAAGTAGATCAAGGATTATCGGAAGGAGCTAAAGAGAATGTTGAATCTGGGGAGCCTGAATCAAGCGATCAGGGAGCAGAAACTACAGAGGTTAGCAATAACGACTCTACACAACCACCACAACAAGAAGAAAATCGTGCTTATTCTCATGAAGAAGTATCGAAAATTCAAAGTAGTTACGATAAACGTGCAGCTGAGAATGACAAACAAGTTTCTCAGCTACAAGAGCAAGTTAATCAATTACAGCAACAGTCAACTACCCAGAATCAACAGTATTCAGAGCAACAAATAGTTGGTGCTAGGGATTCTTTCATTAGAGATAAAACTCAATGGTTGGTTCAACAGGGAGTAGATGAATCACAAGCTACTATGCAAGCAAGACAGGAAGGTGAAGCTGCTGCTCAAACTGCCATGGCTCAAATGAAATTGGACCAAGAAAAGCAGTCAATAGAGCAACAGAAACAAGAACTGGATCGTCAAGCAAAGGTAACTGTTACAAATCAAATAGCTAGTAGGTACAATGTATCAGCTGGCGACCTTGAAGGATTTACTACACCTCAACAAATGGAAAAGTATGCTGCTGCTGTAAGCCAAACTAATAAGGTTGTTAGAGAAACGACTCCACAACTTAACACTTCAGGCGATGTTCCTCCTGATAACATTCCAAGCAATGATGACGACATTCTTGACAGATTTGCTTCTGGTGATCCAAAAATCACTATGGATATGTATGAAGGCGCCATGAAAAGAATGAATCCAAATTGGAACGGATAAAAAACTTTTAAAAAATAAGGAAAAACAATGGCAACAAGCGTACAAACTGCCTCAACTGGTAATTTAAGTTCGGTACAAAGAACTATAATTGCTCAAATGAGGTACACAGAAGAACACAATATGCCTGTTGTTGGTTTAATAGAAAAGTTTACTTTAGGTAAAGGTGAGAAACAAATTGACATTCCAAAAGCTGCGCAGGCAACTGCATCAGATTTGGTTGATGGTCAAGATATGACAGATTCTGAAGAAATTAGTGCTTCAATAGTATCTGCAACTACCTCTGAAGTTGGACTTAAATTTATAATAACCGACAAATTGGCAAGACAATTTAACCAAGACGTAATGCAAGTAATCGGCAGACAAGGTGGAGATGCTATGGCAAGGAAAAAAGACACCGATGCTATCGCTCTTTTTGCTAGTTTTAGTACACAACTTGGAGCCGATGGTGCAAACTTTAGTTTGGCTAATGCTACTTCAGCTATAGCAAGAGGAAAAGGTGACAAATTTGGAACTAATCCATTTATCGTTCATCATCCAAACGCTATATTTAAGTTAACACAAAGCTTAACTACACCTTTGGCTACTTACCCACTACCAGACGTATTCAACAAACCACCAGTAAAAGATTTCTTTACAGGAATTAGAATTGGTGGAGTACCATTCTTTGAAGATGGAAACATCCAAAAAGTATCTGGCGTTGATTCTGGTTATGGCGTATTAGCTACTTCAGGAGCTATGGGTCACGTCACATCTGCTGCTCGAAACGTAGAGCGACAGAGAGATGCTTCTCTTAGAGCTACTGAAATGGTTATAACAGAGGACTATGGAATGTTTGAACTAGACGACTCTAGGGGAGCTAGATTACAATATGAAATAGGAAACCACTCAACGAGTGCATAAAGGAGTAAGTAATGGCAGTTGATACTGAATTAAGACAGCAAATCAATGCACAAGGATTTTCAGTTGGCGACATCGAAACTTATGGTGGCGTACCAAGAATTACTTTGTACAGCGAGGAAACTGTTACAGACGAAAAAGCACAACCTGTTAAAAGTAAGGATGGAACCATCAAAACAAGATGGGTTCCTCAACCAAATTTACCAGGAGATGCTGATAGTTTGAGGAAATATTTTGCGAGAGGACTTAAATTGTCACCTCCAGGAAAACCTAAAAGTTCAGATCATCCATTAATTAACCCTTCGTTTATAAAAGGTGCAACCTTAGATAAAAATGGAAACCCATTAATTTAGGGTTGCGCTTAAACTGGATGTAAAGATCAGGCGAGTCCAGTATAATCTTTTCGACTGATCGCAGGGTGTATAAGAAACCTGTAACAAAAATTAAATAGGAGGTTAAGCAAATGGCTTATCCAGTTACTGTTCAAGGCTCACCTGGCTTTGAAAAATCAACAACTACTTCTGCTAAACACAGAGTAGGACAAAAAATGGAACTACCAGATGGTAGAGTATTTTTTTATGGCTATACAGGGGAAGCAATTACTGCTGGTAAACTTTGTATGACTACTGCCACTTCTAGTGGACACATTAAGGACTTAGCAGTTGCAGCAGCAGCAGCAGCAGATGCTACTCAAATTAAAGTAACCAATGCTACTACAGCTATAACAGGTAGTGGCGCATATACTGGTGATTTTGCTACAAGAGGCGATTATCAAGATGGTTATGTATTCGTCAACGATGCAGCAGGTGAAGGGCAAGTTTGGCAAATAAAGGATCACAGTACTGCCGCTTCTAGTGGAACTATAACTATAGATTTTTACGACAATGATGTTGTAGCTACTGCACTAACAACTTCAAGTGAAGTTGGTCTAGCAAAAAATCCATATAATTCCGTAGAAGTATGGGATTTAAGTGATATTGATGGACCATGTATTGGAGTTCCAAATAGAGATATTGCATCTGGAAGTTATGGTTGGTTCCAAACTAAAGGATATGCAGCAGTTTTGACTAATGGTACATTTGTAGTTGGTAAAAACGTGATGACAGGATCAACAACTGATGGTTCTGGTGATGTTATGGCAGACGATTCTAGCGCAGAGTTTTTAATTGGTGGCGTTGTTAACGTAGGAGCAACTACTGAATATTCTTTAGTAGACTTAAATATTAGAGGATAGCATGGCGAATATATGGTTGCCTATGTCAGCAGGTCAATCTCATATTGCTAAAAAATATGTAGATAGTCACGCCACACAGGATCCAACTGTATTTATTGTAGGACCAGAGGGTGGGAAGCAACCTGTGAAAATACCAGATGCTCCCACCTTAGATCCTATTCAGCTAAAAGATATACTTGAATGGCAAGATGAGGTAGCTTATCAAAACCATAAAGAGCAACAGAAAAAAGAAGCAGAAAAGGCTAAAATAAGAAGTCAACCAGGTTATGTTGATAAATTAGGAGATGCTAAAGCTGCTATGGTGGCAAGATCGGATTGGGCAAGAAATAAAAAATTAGGTAAAAATAAATTGTATTTTTAAATAGGTGAAGGGCTTGTCAGCGAAAGTTAGTCTTTGAGCAATAATCTTTAGAAGAATTATAAACACAAGCCCTTTATCTTAAAGAGGAACTATTTAAAATGGCAATATTACAATCAGAAACTAGAGAATCAATAAGGCAAGCCATAGGAGATCACCTAGGAGCTGTGTACGTTGGCGTTGCTAACGGATCTACAAGTACAAGCACGTTAGTCGATAGCGCTGGACTTATGGGTGGAGATGACGACTATATAGGCAAATGGATACTTGTGACTGATGCTACAGATGGAACAACTGTAAATATCAGAAGAATTACCGATTATACAGCTAGCAGTACAACTTTATCTTTTGCTACTGCTATGTCATTTACTCCTGCTAGTTCAGATACTTATGAATTATGGGATGCAGAGTTTAACCCTGAAAGAGTAAACAGAATAATTAATGATTGCATATCCGAAGTATCAGATAGAATTTTGGTTCCAGATGAAGATACTTCTTTATACGGAGATATGAACCAACAAACCTACACAATACCTTCAAATATTTCAATGATTTCAAAAATACAGTACAGAGCATCTGTAGATTCAGAAGAACTTAATGATGCTAATTCTTCAGATTGGACTGCTGGTACCTACACTACAGTTTCTTCAGATACTGTTCAATACAGAGAAGGAACTAAATCTTTAAATTTACTCAATGCTAGTGCAAGTATAGCTGATGGAACTGCATTAGCTTATTCAAATGCAACAAGCGCTAAAGATATAAGCGATATGGATAAGATTGAGTTTTGGATTAAAAGCTCATCTGCCCTAACTGCTGGTAGCTTAGAACTAGAATTATGGGAAACAAGCGTTTCAGGAACTAAAAGAGAAACTTTATCTTTACCAGCTATTTCAGCTAGAACCTGGACTAGAGTAGAACTTACATTAGCTAATCCTGAATTAGATACCTCCATACAGGCCGTACAATTCGTTTCTAACCACGCTTCAGAACTAGATAGTGCTGAACTATGGGTAGACGAAATTAAAGCGTTCAGGACTGAAACAGAACATTATGAAACTTTAGATAATTATTTATGGAAAGTGAACAGAGAAGATAGAACCTTACATATAACAAATCAAGGTAGAGGCTTAGTATTTAATAAAAAAATAAAAATTGTAGGTTTTGACAAGCCTGCTACTTTATCTGCTGATAGTTCAACTTGTGAAGTTAGTTCAAGTTTAATTGTATATCTGGCAGCATATAGACTTTTAATGTCAATTAGTGGAGGTAGGGTAACTGATCCAGATGATAGTAGAACGGCAGCAGGTCAATATAGAGCTTTAGCTGAAAGGATACTTAGTGGATTAGCCACACCTCAAGGAGTACCGACTAAGTAATGGTTTCTTCAGTAGGAAGCGTAATAGACAAAAACGAAATTTTGTTAAATGGATATAGGTTTCCAATTAAAGGACCTCCTAGAAGGGTACTTACTTCATTGTTTGCACCTAAAATAAGTATAGGTGAATCAGATCAAACTGCTGCTCAACATATTTCAACTTTGTCATTTAGTGATTTTAGAGGTGGAATAGGAATAGAAAGAGGTGTTGATTCTTCAACTATTGATAGGGCTTGGTTTGCAACTACACAATTAAGGTTTAAAGAACATTTAGTTCTTCCTCCATTAACAACTGCAACGGCTGCATCAGGTGAATCAGGTTCAGTTCAGGCTATTCATGATTTAAGCAATGAAATTTACGCAGCTTTTGGAACAAAAATATTAAAATATTCAAATACAGATACCTGGGGAAGTTCTTTACACACATTACAAGGTGATGCAACTGATGTAATTAAAGTTAGGATAAGCAATACAACTTATCTTGTTTGGGCATCCAATGCTGCAGGATATACTTATACTTCAGATGGCAGTAGCTATACAAATAAAGCAGATTCAGTATTTAAACCTAAATATTTTGCATATTGGAATAATTTATTGTGGGGAATAACCGAAGATGGATTATTAGGATATTCTTCAAACTTAACTTCCTGGACCAATGATGCGCAATTACAATTACCTGACGATCATGTTACAGCTTTATTCGTAGGCAGGGATTCAAGTGCTAACCCTGTATTGTATGCAAATACAAAGGTTGGATTATTTGTTCATGATAATACAAATACTAAATGGCTTGAAACTGAAATAGGATTACCATTTAACGAATTTGCAGGACTTAGCTCTCTTAAATGGAGAGATTCTGTATATTTTCCAGTTGGACTAGCTGTTTACAAGTATAAAGTTGGAGAAACAAGTACGTTACAGGTTGTCGGACCAGACAGAGATCATGGATTACCTTCTGCATATAGAGGAACAATAAGACAACTTGTTGGCACACATAATGATTTAATTGCACTTGTTGACGGAACAACAGGAAATGAAGGTGATATATGGGCTACAGGCTCATCTCAAACTGGACACAGAAGTCAAGTTATTGAGGCATCAGGCCTAAGTTCTTTACTTGGATACAATGAATTAGGTTGGGAAGTAAAGTGGGCAGGAACTACATCTCAACAAGCTGCTACTGCTGCTCATGTTAGTTCAGCATACGATGAATATAGATTATGGTTTGCTGCAACAGATACTATTTATTTTACTGCTTTAAGCGAAGATGTGATTAACCCAGACCAAATTACCGATTTTAAATTTGATACTGCTGGAGAACTTCAAACACCAGACTTTGATGCAAACGATATTACTTCAACAAAATTAGCTTTAAAATTAAAAGTTCAAACTTCTCATTGTTCAAGCACAGAAACTGTAGCTGTATCATACGCAACAAATGGAAGCACATCATTTACAAGCCTTGGTTCTATAACATCAGACGGAGTTACAGAATATAATTTTCCTAATTCTGCTGCTCCTTCAGGACTAGAGTTTAAATCAATTAGGTTTAAATTAACTTTAGCTAGGGGAACTACAAGCACAAAGGTATCTCCTGACATAAATAGGTTTGAATTACAGTTTAGGCGAAAGCTAGAAGCAAAATATGGCTGGCAAGTAACTATAGACTTAACTAGACCTAGAGGTAAAAAAGGATATAAAGGAAAAACTCCTAGTGAATTAGACGATCTTTTAAGAACAATAGTAGATTCAGATACTTTGCTTTCTTATACATTTAAACATAATGACACTAATTATACTCATTATGTAGACGTAGCTCAGTTGTCTGGCTTTGAAATGACAGGACTTGACGATAGATTTGAAAGAACATTAACACTATTGGAGCCATAATGGTTACACCTGGATTTACTACTACTGCTAAAGGTCAACGAAGAAGTATTCCAGAAAAACCTGCTGATTTTTCAGGTAGTATGCCAGAGTATGTTGTTTATAACCAATTATTGCGCTTTGGATTAAAACCAAACCAAGATTTTCAATTTCAAGCAAGATTTGGTGGAGGTAAGATTGAACGTGGAGGAATGGTTATTGATTTTCTTTTTTCTAATCCTCCAGGCTTAGCTATAAATGTACAAGGAGTTTATTATCACTATGAACAAGGTAGTGCAAACATAGCAAATGACTTGCTTGCTAGAGAGATACTTGCAGGGCAGGGCATATCTCTTATATTCTTAGATGATGACGATATAATGGCAAATCCTACATTTTATGTAAGAGAGGCATTGAATTTTAAAGATTACTCTAAATATAGTTTAGGAAGATAACATGACAAGATTACAAGGAAGTTTATATAACGATGCAGGAACAGCAATACAAGGGGCTACTGTAACTGCACTAGAAGCCAGCGCTGATGACTCTGGAAGTACTATTGGCAGTACGGATACAACTGATGCAAATGGATTATGGCAATTTACTTCAGGCCTAACAGGTAAAAATGTAGATATCAAAATTCAATCTGGTTCCTCAATAAGATATTTAAAACACTCAGATCATATTCAGGTTGAACACGCCTGGATTCGTTCTGACACAGCAGCAGGTACTGCACCACTTAGAGTAGAAAATGCAACAAACAGCGCCTCTAACCTTCTTTTAGAACTTGTTGGGGATAACTCTACAAGAGCTGATAATGATGAAATAAAAGTTCATTTTAGTTTAGATAATGATGCAGGAGAAGAAACTATATTTGCAAGGATAACTGCTGAAGCCAATGATGTTTCAAATGGAACAGAGGATGGTGAACTTAAATTTGGTGTAATGGTATCTGGAACTTTAACAGATGTATTTACAATTAATTCTTCTACAGCAGGAGTAACTGATATGAACTTAGACGTATCAGGTGATTTAACACTAGATGCTGATGGTGGAGATATATTTTTTAAAGATGGTGGTACTACATTTGGTAGCGCAACTAACAGCTCTGGTAATTTAATAATTAAATCAGGAACAACGACTGCTCTTACATTTACAGGTGCAGACGTTGCTGTAGCAGGAGATCTTACTATATCAGGTGATGATCTTAAAATGGCTACAAACACAGATACATACATTTTAGTAGCAGATGGTACAAGTTATAATCCTGTTGCTGTAAGTGGTGATGTAACAATTAGTAATGCTGGTGCAATAACGATTGCAAATGATGCAGTTGAATCAGGAATGTTAAATGACAATATTATATCAGGGCAAACTGAAATCACATCAGGATTAGCAGATGCTGACGAACTATTATATTCAGATGGTGGAACTGTTAAAAGAGTAGGTTTAGATACACTTTCAACTAAAATTTTAAGTGGTACTGTAACAACAGCTACTGATGCAACTAACTCAGCTCACGTGCTAGTAACAGATAACGAAAGCACAAATGAAGAAAACTTAGTTACTTTTGTTGAAGATGCTACAAATTCTACTGGTAACGTAGGATTAGAGATGGATGGAAACCTTACATATAACCCTAGTAGTGGAACATTAACGGCAACAGCATTTGCTGGAAATATAACAGGCACCTTAACTGGTAATGCAACTGGTACTGCTGCTACTGTAACAGGAGGAACTCAGGCTGCCATAACCACATTAGCTAATTTAACAACAAGTGGAGCTTTAAATGCAGGTTCTATAACATCTGGGTTTACATCTATTGATGTTGGCTCAGGTACAATCGACACAACAGGTGCAGTTAGCACAGGAGATTTAAGTCCAGCAGGAGATGTAGCTATAGCAGATGCTAAAGTTATAAAGTTAGGTGGTGCAAGACCAGCAGACGATGAGCCTGCAACTAATAATACTGGTTATGGAATTGTTGTTCTATTTGATGCAGGAGCAGCAGTAGCAGTAGGTGATGCTGTTTCAGTAGATACTAATGGTAGAGTTATAAAAACAGTTGCAGATGCTACTGGAACTTTATCAGGTCCTTGTATAGGAATAGCAACAACAGCAGCAGGTAGTGCAGATGATGATGTATATGTAATGACACATGGAATATTTAGACACGATGATTGGGGATTAACAGCAGGTTCTGCTGCATTTGTAGAAGAAGGAGACCCTGGAGATTTATCTGCAACAGCACCAAATGATGATGGAGATTATGTTCAAAGAGTAGGTGTAGCAGTAAAAGATGATGTTCTTTTAGTTATGCCAAGTATTGATGTGATAGAACACACAGGAGCGTAATGGCTAATCAAGTAGATAAAATAAATGGTCTAACATTAGCTAAAATACAAGCAGTAAATGGTCTTACTGATGCTAATATACAAGCAGTAAATGGTCTTGAAATGGTTGGTACAGTTGACCCTAGCGTATTGGTATCTTATCGACAAGTAGAAGCATCAGGAAGTGGCATAGGTTGTGATACAGCAAACGTATCTGCTGTTTATGATACAGATAATAATTATGTAGTAATTGGAACTAGGGAAGCAGGTGGTGGAGGTAGATGTGTTGTTGGGGCATATAATTCTGGTAATAATGACATAGATTTTGGTGCAGAGCAGTCGATTACAGCTTCAGGTTCAGTTTCTGGTCTGTCTATGGATTACGACCAATATAATAATAGGCTTTGGGTAGCTTGGATTGGTGGTACAGGTAATCAAATTTTTGCAAGAGTTGGAACAATAAATGGTCCTGTGATAGGAGATTCAGCATCTCCTTTAACTATTACTTGGGGTACCACTTTGACAATTCGTGAGGGTTCAGGAACCTATTCTGGTAAATATAATCAAGGATTACTTGGACAGGGACTAGCAGTAGACCAGACTGATGGAGCATGTTTAGTTGCTTGGAATCCTGCCGATAAAGCGATTTCTGGTGGGGCTGGTGGTAGTGACAATCACCCACATGGAGTAATACTAGAGATTGCTGATGTCAGCACAAATAATGATTTATCAGCAGCACCATCACCAAGTCAGTTGGTAACAGGAAGTTCAGCACAAAATTATCCAATGATTCTTGTTGCATACGACCCTGATAATACAGAGTGGGTTGGTATTACAGACCCTGCTAATGATATTAGGGCATTAAGAATTACAAATAACTCAGGCACACCTACAGAAGCTAACGAAACTACACTTGCTAATAATAGTGGACATAGTTTACAAGGTGACGGTGGTGGTGCTACAGCAGGTATTTTAGGTAGGTATGGTGGTGACCATTTTGCTTATGACACTGGTAATAATGTTTTTCATGTAGCCAGTTGTCACGCATCTGCTTCTGAAATATTTGCATTTACAAATAGTGGTTCAGGTATTACTTTTAACGAAGGTGGGCAAGCAGTTGCAACTGGAGAAGTAATATCTCAAGATGGTAAAGCAGGAGGGATTTCTTATCATGAAAGTAGGCAGAGAATAGTGGTGCATGGTACTGATGACAGTTCCCAAGAATTTGAAGTATTTACTTATGATGGAAGTAGTTATACAAGTATAAATAGTGGTTCTTTAGTGGAAATAGTTAGTGACAATGATGGTTTTTATTATGGCTCATCTTGCAGGGGTTCAAATATGGATTCCTTTTTATCTAATGGGCATTTACTTACTGGAGTGGATTATGATGAGAGGGAACCATATTATTGCATAATAGACTCAGGGGGTTAACTATGGCAAAAATAATTAAGAGAAAAGATAATCACCTTGTTGAAAGGTGTCTTGGGGATTCTGAAACAATAAACTTAACTTCAAATGGTTGTTCATGGACACATAATGGCATAAATGCTTATTCTCAAGACCTTACTACTAATGACCATGAAATAATTACTGGTGTTACTGCTCCTACTAGGTTTTTTGCTGGGTTTTTTTACTATGATACTGATTGGTCACTAGATACAGACGCATTAAATGAGCATAATACAATGGCAAATGAGGTACCAAGTATATCCCCAATAGTAGCAGAGTTATAAAAAAGTAGAA